CAATCAAGCTATCAAATCACGCTTGATATTATGCCGCGTGATAATTTTGACGCGGATAAGCCAGGCAATTTCTTTTACATCGGACCAACTGATCCGAATGTAGTAACACCTTGATTTTAGGACTCCTCGGAGTCCTTTTTCTTTTATTTTTTATCATCATGGGAGCTGAAAACATGGGCACAATTATTCAACTTAAAATCAAAGATGAATCAGGCAATATCAAAACACAAAATCATGAAATTGAAGAGATCAGGCTTGATCAATACATCGGCATGATGAAAGTCGTCAATGACATTTTGAAGGAATTGAAGGGCAATGAAGGGCTTATTGATTTGCTTAACTATGTTGGGGCAGGTGATGACGAGGATCCAGGTAAGAATCTTGATCAAGCTTTCGTCGTCAATATCATCAACTCTTTTGACGTACTCGCCGTGAGAATGCCTGAAAAGGCGATCAATTTGCTTAGCGTAGTCAGTGGAATTAATTCAGAAGCGCTTAACAAACAAACCATGACCACGATCATGGACGTTTATGATGCGGTGATCAGTGAAAACGACATTGAAAAGCTGATGAATAGGGCAAAAAAGTCCTTGGCGCTGACCAAAAGCAAGATCAAACTGAAAGCCTTCGTCAGCAAGCTGGCTCCAGCGCCGAAAGACACCGAACAGAAAGTGACACAAGTTTAAAAGAAGCAGTCATATATCGCTTGGCTCCATTACTTGGCGGACGATCAGATGTCCTGAAAACGCCGATGGTGGAGCTTTTTGAATATCTTGAATTAGAAACGAAGAAAGACAAAGCAAACGCTCGTGAGCAAGAATACGAGCGGTATTTTGCGTTCATTTCGCAATGTATGGCATCGCCCTATGCAGATCCGGACAAACGAGAGGAGTTCCGTCAATCGGTGATGCCGCGTGAAGCTAATGATCGCCAAAAGGTCGAACAGAAATGGAACTTTGAACTGCTCGAAAAGCTGAAATCCAAACAGAAGGGAGGGGGAAAACCACATGGCAACAGTTGAAGAACTTCGCGCCAATTTTACCGCAACGTTTGGCGGAATGACAGCCGGTATTCGGACGATTCGGCAGGCTTTGCAAGGCATTGGGCAATCGAGTGAAGAAGCGTCTCAGAAATCCAATCGCGTGTTTAAAAGTTTGGGGAGTACGTTGGATAATCTTCAAGCCGAGTTGAAAAAGACCGGCAAGCAAAACGAGTTTAAAGACCTGAACACGTCGATTGAGAAGGCGCAGAAGGAGCTCAAAGAGACCGGTCAAGTCAGCGAACAGTCTATGAAACAACTGCAAACAGCCGTCCAACAATCCAAAACAAAGCTAGGAACTTTAGGCGATGATGGCAAGAAGAATATGCAGCAGTTCGCGCCGATCTTGGAGAAGGTTGATAAACAACTTGAACAGTTGGGCGTAAAAAACGGTCTCGATCAATTGACGGAAGATCAGAAAAAAGCTGAACTGCAAACGAAAAAGTTGTCCGAAGTGATCGACGATCAAAACAAAAAGCTGAATGACGAAAATCAGCGTTATAAAGATTTATCGTCGGGTATTCTTGGTACAGGGTCTAAAACGCAGCAATTGAGGGATAAAGCGGAGCATTTAAGTAACGTGCTAAAGATTCAGGGCGACACCGTTGATGTGCTTCGAGAGAAATACAACGATTCAGTAACGTCAATTGGTAAAAATGCCGATGAGACCAAGCGGTTAGAAAGTGCCTTGAATCGCGCTTCTGATAGCATGAAAAACACGGAGAATGATCTAAAACAGACTAACGCAACAATCTCTGCTCAGTCCACTCTTTGGGGCCGTATGAATACACGATTAGGTGATGCAAAACAAAGATTTCAAAGCCTTGAAGACTCCGGTAGTACCGTGGCAAGGACATTTGGAATTGCGACTGCAGTTATTGGCGGAGGACTTGGGCTGACCGTTAAAAAGGCAGCTGATTTTGAACAAGCGATGTCCAATGCTAAGTCTGTTATGGATCCGGCCGATGTGAAAAAATATAGTAGTGCTCTTGAACAATTGGCAATTACAGCCGGAAGCAAAACGGTATATAGTGCCACAGAAGCAGCGGAAGCTATCGGCGAACTTCAGAAAGCCGGCGTTTCTACTTCCCAAATTATGCATGGCGCACTATATGGCTCATTAAACCTTGCCACTGCTGGCGAACTTGACCTGAAAGACGCAGCAGAAATTGCATCAACTGCACTGAATGCATTCAAAAAAGACAATTTAAGTGTTGCGAAAGCGGCGGATATTTTATCTGGTGCAGCTAACGCTAGTGCCACAGACGTTGGAGAATTAAAGTTCTCTCTTTCAATGGTATCTGGTGTCGCTTCGTTAGCTGGAATGTCCTTTAAAGATACGGCAACGGCACTTGCCGTGTTTGCTCAGCACTCAATGAAGGGCAGCGATGCCGGTACATCATTAAAGACGATGCTCTTAAATATGCATCCTCAAACTGAAGCGGCGGCAAACGAATTTGAGCGATTGGGATTATTGACATTCGATGCATCTCAAGCAATGACCCTGTTGCGTGCACATGGCATCAAGCCTCTTTCCGATGATCAGGATAAGCTTATGGATCAAATAACCAAGTTATCAGTAAAGATGTCCGGTGCAAAGGAAGGCACAAAGAAACAAGAGAAAGCATTCAAAGATCTAACAATGCAATCAGGCGCTTTACACTCAGCGTTTTACAATCAGCATGGTGATTTAAAAAATCTTGATGACATTGCTCAACTTCTTACCACCCACATGAAGGACATGACTTCTGAGCAACTGACTAATTCTTTTAGAACAATGTTCGGTGGGGATGCCATCCGTGGCGCTGGCTATTTATTTCAAGAGGGCGCTAAAGGTGTCGATAAGATGGCGGCCAGCATGGATAAGATCAAAGCGGCCGACGTCGCCAAGCAAAAGCTGGATAATTTTAAAGGCTCAATTGAACAACTAAATGGTTCTGTAGAAACTGCAGCGATCTCATTTGGTTCAGCTCTAATTCCTGCTTTAAAAATTGTAACCAGCGTAGTGCAGAGAGCAGTTGATGGATTTAATTCTCTACCTGAACCTGTTCAGCATTTCATTGCTATTGGCGCTGGTTTAATAGCGGCTGTCTTGGGGGCGATTACTGCTTTTGGCCTTTTGGCAATGGGTGTCACAGCCGGAATAAGGGGACTACACTCTTTTACCGATATGATAGTTAAGTTTCGCGTCCAAGCATTATTAAGCAGCAAGTCAGCAAAGACTTTTGGTGCCAGTGCTGCAACAGCAGGGGCTGCAATGGATACTGCAGGTGCAGGAGTTGGAAGAGCAAGCGGAAAGATCAAAGGCTTACACGGTATTCTCGGTCTTGCCGGAGGTGCGCTAATGATCTTCGGTGGAAAGTGGGGCATGATTTCGGGAATAGTTATGAATTTCTTACCTGAAATTATGAATGTTGGTAAGGGTATTCTTTCATTTGCTCGTGTGGCACTTACTGGCGGAGCGGCAGCAGAAGGACTGGCAGGCGGCCTTGGTGGTACAGCGACTATACTCGAAATACTCGGTGGGCCGATCGGTTGGACGATTCTTGCAATTACCACTCTGGCGACTGCTTTTTATCTTGCTTATAAGAACATCAAGCCATTCCACGATTGGGTTGACAGGACGGCATCATCTTTAAAAGACGGTTTTGTGGGCGCAGTAAACAAAGTCAAAGATTTCTTTCAGCCGATGATCAAAACGACTATTGAGTGGGGTAAAAGCGTTGATAAAGCAACGCAAACTGCTCTCAATGGATACGTCAAACTGTCAGATCAAGCACAAAGGAAGCTTGAAGAACTTGTGATTACCGGTAAAAAGGTTGGGAAACAAGATGTTGCCAACTTAGTTAAGCCATACAAGCAAATGGCTGATCAGATCATTGGACATTTTGAACGTATGGATAAACAATCTGAGAATGCATTGGCGGCACTAAGGAAAGCGAACAAGAAAGAATACGAGCAAATCAAGAAAGACGCTCAGTCAGGTACTGAAAAGAAAGAAAAAGCCGTCCGTGATATTGAGGGACAGATTGAAAATATCTATAAAGATGCAGCCAAGAATCATCGCTCAATCACAGCAGATGAGCAGGATAAAATCAATAAACTGCAGTCGAAAATGAATACCTACGCCGTGCAGTCTATGACTAGATCCCAAAAACAACAGGAAATTATCCTTGGCAAATTAAGAGATCATGCAAGCAACCTTTCTGCAGATCAGGCGGCTGCTGTAGTCCGTAATGCTAAGAAACAAGAAGAGCAGACGATTAGCCATGCGAACAGCCAGTATAAGGGCGTTGTAAAAAACGCAAATAGCCAGTATAAGAGTGCCAAGAAGTGGGCGGATCAACAATACTATGCGTTGCATAATATTTCAAAGGATCAATACGATGCTGTAGTTGGTTCCGCGAGAGATCAACGAGATAGCACAATCAGCGCTGCTAAGAAGCAACGTGATAGAGTGGTTGATCATGCTAAAAGCATGCAGTCGAACGTTGTTAAGCAAGCCAAGAAACAGGCGCATGGTCATGCGGATCAAGTGGACTGGGAAACTGGCAAAGTGCTCAGTAAGTGGGATAAATTCACTGGTAGCTTCGCTCATATTTTGAATGACGTTTCCGGATTCTTTAATAAGATGTTCTCCAAAATCGGATTAAAGAGCCTAAAGATTCCGATGTGGAAGCCAGCTGGCTATGCAAAGGGAACAAAAGGTACGCAGAAGGACGAAGTAGCTCTGACAGGTGAGGAAGGATTTGAACTTGCACATACGCCAGGTCATGGCGTTTACGCTGTAGGGCAAAAAGGTCCAGAGATGCGATTCCTGCCAAAAGGAACTTCAATTTTACCGCATAAAAAGTCAGTTGACCTGCTGAGCACACTTGGCATCAAAGGCTATGCTTCTGGCGTCGGCGATTTCTTCTCGGGGCTTTGGGATCAGGTCAAAGGCGGAGTTTCTTCTGCTGTTGATTTACTATCATCTCCTAAAAAGATGATTAGTTGGATATCTGACAAAGTGGGACTATCTGACTTCCAAAATAGTCAAAAGGATTCACCAGCCATTCATGGTCTGTCTGTTCAGTTACCTAAAAATATTTTTAAGGGTATAGAGGACAAGCTAAAGGATCTATTCGTTTCAAACCCTGTAGGCTCAGGTACTAAACAATGGATCCCGATTATCAAAAAAGCAGCGGCTTTATCCGATGTTGACCTGGATTCAGGCGGACTTTCAGCGATTCTCAAACGAATTCAGAAAGAATCAGGGGGAAACGCAACGGTTATGCAGAAGATCGTTGACATTAACTCTCTGCGTGGTCACCCTGCACAAGGCTTGTTGCAATATATTCCTTCAACGTTTAAGGCGTGGGCACGAACAGGGTATGGGAATATCTTAAACGGGTTCCATCAGCTGTTGGCGATGTTTAACGATTCAAACTGGCTACGTGATATTCAGATGCCAGGCGGCTGGGGCCCAACTGGACACAGGCGGTTTGAGCATGGCGGATGGAATTTTATGCACACCATGGCTGAGCTTTCAGAAGGTAACAAGGCAGAAGTGATCTTGCCGGTCGAGAACAAAAAT